CCCCCCGTTCCTCCCTGACCCGGAGCGGTGGGTAGGAGGAACTCCGTGTACACGGGAGAACCCGTAACGGTCCCTCCGGTACTCGTCGTGGGATTTCCCCCGAGGGCGAATGCGATCAATCCATTGAAGTAGTCGATGAAAGGGGTGGATCCGCCGGCAGCTCCCGGCCAGATCGCGATCGGCACGCTCGCTTGGGACAACGTCGTTTGACCTCCCTCGCTTCCGTAGGACCCGCCAGTGCCCCCGGCGCCCCCGCTGCCCACCGTCACCGCGATCGACGTTCCAACTCCACCCCCGGGCACTTGGATGGTTTGGATGGGACTCCCTCCCCCTCCTCCTCCCCCGTACCCCCCGGGGAAGGAAGGCCCGACGAGGGCCACCGACCCGGCACCTCCACCAGCGCCGCCCCCGCACGCAGTGACGGTCATCATGTTCGTTTGCTGCGTGTACGTGGCCCCCGTCGTTCCCGTGCACCCCGAAGAGCAGTACGTGACGATGTGCCAGCTCGGCTGGTAGTTCACGCATGACGCCGCCACCTCGTTGGGCGCCGTGTCGACGGTGATGAGCGGGCACAAGACCCCGAGCGGATTCGCGGAGAGGCTTTGCGATCCACCCCCTGCGATGAGCGCCAACTGGAAGCCGTTCAGGCTGATGTTGTTTGTGTCGAGCTCGTAGTGGCCGTTGACGTTGGGGAACGTGAGGGAACGATTGCCCGTCATCGTGCCGGACAAAGGGATGACGGGGAGCTCGTATTGCGCCGCCGTCAACACGACATTGGTCGTGCTGATCGAGACGTTCGTACCGAGTCGACCCAACGCGAACGGAGTCGCCGCGATGATGGTGCCGTCGCCCCCTTGCAGCGGCTGGGCGAACTGCGCGGAGCCACTCTTGATGGCCGTGACAGGCGTGTTGTTGACGTATTGGTAACCGGCCGTGGCCGCGTTCAAAATGAGGTTGGTGCCGGACGTGTCCGAGGCGATGGAAAAGTTGGACGTGCCCGCCGTCAACCCCCCGCCGTAGATGGCCCAGTCTCCGGTGGGTGCACCCACGAGGCCCTGAAGCTTGAACAACGTGCTCCCCGCCCGATTGAACCCCAGGTACCCCTCCGTCGTCCCCGAAGCAGGCGCCTTCACGTTCGCGATACACGACCCGCTCGCGCCACTCGTCGTGGCGGATTGCGCATCACAGAAAGTGAAGTTGGACCCCGCTCCAGAAGTCGCTGCCGCCTGCGAAAGGTCGACGGCTCCGGCGCCCGCGGTCCACGTGAACGCGGGCTGCGAGATGGAGATGGCGCTCGCCCCGGAGACCTTGTTGACGACGTTCGCCGCGGTCGTGCCGCCGACGTCTCCCGTCATCGTCTGGCTGGCCTGATTGGCCGCCGGGAGCGACCCTGTCACGTACCCGGCTCCGCCGGCCAGGTTCAGCGCGGAATAGGCCAGCGTGGAGCTCCCCGTGACGCCGAGCGTGTTGCCCGTGGCGAGAGCACCCGCGACCGGCACGGAAGCACCGTTGATCTTTCCCGTCGTGGTCGGGACCGTTCCTCCGCTGCCGCTGCCCGTCGTGTCGCCGGTGAGTGTGATGGTCGGCAGACCTCCCGACGCGATGGCTACGGCCGCCGCAGCCGTGGCGAGGCCCTTGGCGTTGAGGGTGACCTGGCAGACGTGAGTGGAGTCGCCGCAGGTACCCGTGTTCGAGTTCACCGTCGCGAGCGTTTGGACACCGCTCGCGGCCAGCGTCACGTCTCCCGACTCCGTCACCCACGCGGGCGCCGTCGCCCCGCTGTTGGTCACGAGGAGTTGAGCTGCAGTGCCGGGGGCCAACTGGCCGACGGCGAGCGTCCCCGTCGCGCTTCCGAGCGGCGCGGCGATCGTCGGAGCGGACGCTGCGGTCACCAGACCCTTCGCGTTCAACGTCAGGGTGAGGGAGTGGGAGGAGTCGCCGAACGTCCCGACGTTGCTGTTGACCGTCGCGAGCGTGAGGTTGTGGTTCGCGAACGTCGCGTCGCCTCCGAGCGTGAACCACTCCGTGGCCGTCGCCGCGTGATTGGTGTCGAGGATCTGATCGGCCGTGCCGATGCTCGCTGTGGTGTCGAGCGTTCCGGACGTGACGTGCGCGATTCCCGTGCCTGAGATGTACGTGGAGGAGACTCCCGCAGCGAACGAGGTGAGGACGCCCGCCGAGGTGGAGATGTAACCTCCACCGAGAGCGAACGCATAACCGTTGTACCCGCCCGATCCTGCGGCCAAGTCAATGTTCGCCGGAGTCAACGGGATCGTTCCGCATGCGATTCCCGTGATCGTGGTGGCGCACGCCGCGGGCGTCAAGATGATCGATCCTGACGTCAGGAGGAGGGACGCCGCGGTCCCCTGGATGACCATCGACCCGAGTGCTGTCAACTGCACCAAACCCGACCCCCAGATCGGGGCATACACTCCGACCACGTTGTCGGTCACGTGGAGCTGCTGCGTATCGACGTAGACCCCCTCCGTCACGCCGCCGGTCCAGGCGTGGCGACGCGACCCTCCGTTGTTCGCAAGGATGATGTCGAAGTAGAGGTTGAACCTCCCTCCCAACTGGTTGACGACTCCCCCGTAGAGCGTGAGGTTGGTGAAGAAGAAGGAGTTGGTGTTGACCGTATCGGAGATGTTCGAGACGGCACTCCCGTAATAGACATTTGTGGTGATCGTCGAGTCGACCAACGCGCCCCCCGTTGGAGTGAACATCACCCCTCCGGTGACGAACGACCTATCCAGGGCAGGACTCGTCCCTGGCGCGACGTTGACGACGGACGACGTGTCGTTGACAGTCTGGAGGGTCACTCCCGTCCCAACGGTCGGGATCTTGGTCGTCAGGAGGGAGTAGGTCGTGATGGAGTCGCCGTTGGCCCACGAGTTGACTTCGGTCCAAGGGTTGGCCGCGATGAGGGGTTGGGACACCGTGACGTTGCTGCCGGAAATCGCGTACACCCACGCGTACGAGGCGTGCGTCGTGTTGACGATCAAGTTGCCGACCGCCATGCCAGTGAGCTTGGAGAGTCCCGTGAGCTGCCCCGTGGACTGATTCCTTGCGACGAAGCCCGAGATGGTCCCGGAACTCGTCTGTTGGCCGGACCCCGTCACCCCCACGATGGTGAGGTTCTGGCTCAGCGGAGTGGGAGCGAAGATGTCCGTGGACCCGGCGTTGCTCTCCACCGTGATCGTGGTGGCGCTGGCGAGGTTCGGCGAAAGCGTCCCCCAGCGCCGTGCGATCTCCGCGAAGGTGCAGAGAGGCACCGCGGAGGAAGTGCCCGCGTTGGAGTCCGAGCACGCAGCCACGGCGCTTTGCGCGTCCACGTACCAAGCGGTCTGCGACCACGACCCGTTTTCCGGCGCCGTCAGCGGCCCGCTGAACGACTGGAGCTTGGTCGTGGTCGTGGGCACCGTTCCTCCGCTCCCCGTCCCCGTCGTGTCGCCGGTGAGCGCGATGGTCGGCAGACCTCCTGACGCGATGGCCGCCGTCGTGGCGGAGGTGATGCGGCCCTTCGCGTCGTACGTGATGACCGGGATCGCGCTGCCGCTGCCCACCGTCCCCGCGGTGACAACGGAAGCGAGCGTGTGAACGCCCGTTGCGGCGACCGTCACGTCGCCGGACGCCGTGACCCAGACGGGAGCGGTCGCCCCGCTGTTGGTGACCAAAAGCTGGGCCGCCGTTCCAGGTTGGAGCTGCCCGATGGCAAGCGTCCCCGTCGCGCTCGCGAGAGGGGCCGCGATCGTCGAGGCGGAAGCCGCAGTGACCAGGCCCTTGGCGTTCAGCGTGAGGGTCAGGGAGTGGGAGGAGTCTCCGAATGTCCCGACGTTGGCGTTGACCGTGTTGAACGTGAACGCTCCGCTGCTCAGGGCGAGGTCGCCGGACGGCGTGAAGAACGTCGTGTCGGTGCCCGCGTGGTTCTCTCCCACGAGCTGGTCCGCCGTGCCGTTGAGCGCGGCCGAGTCGAGTGAGGAGGAGGTCGAGTGCCAGAGCCCCGAGCCCGTCACGCTCCCCAGCGTCAAAGACGGCACCCAGGCGAGCGTGGAGCTTCCCGAGTTCCAGGTGAGCGCGCCGTTGGTGAAGGACGGCAAGACCTGCCCGTTGAGACGCAGCGTCGTGCACTTGCCCGGCGTCGAGGTCGGGCAGTTGACGTCGGACGTGCCGTCGGTCGTCTGGGGCCAACTGAACGGGTAGCCGGGGATGGGTCCCTGCGCCCGAGAGTCCGGGGCGAGCAGGCAGGCCGCGAGGGCCAGGAAAAGGAGGAGCTTCTTCATCGTCCCCGCATTCTCCCCCGACCGCCCCCGCTACGTGGCTTCGACCAGAACTCTTCCCGCGCCCGTGAAGAGTGACGGCGCGCAACGAATCACTGTCGTGGTGTTGAGCGTGGCGTCGATCGTGTTGGGGGCCGTGGCGATGCCGAGGATGTACAAGCGGTTGCGCGCCGTCGTCTCGTTCGCCGTGTCCTCGTGCTTGAGGAGGATAGGGTTACCCGTGAGGTTGACCAGCTTGCACGTGACGTTCGCCGCGTAGACGAAGCCATTGATCTGCGCGCTGGCTCCTCCCCCCGTCAGCTCGATGACGTTGGCGTTTGCCGGGATTGCGATGTCCGCGTTGATCCCGTTGGTGAGGGTGACTTGGCCGACGATGGCCGTGTTGCCGGTGCCGCTGACCAGGCCGTCCAGGTAGTCGAGCCACGCCTCTTCGTACGGCGCCCACCCGTACTGGTTGCCCCCGAAATTCATCGTCGGCGGGACGTTGCAGAACCCGGGGATGAAACGCCCGCTCGTGCGCTTGATCCCGAACATGCGCACGTCGGTGCTGAGCGTGTTGCCCAGCGAGTCGCAGAGGTCGAGCTGGACCGTGTAGCCGTTCTGCACGTCCGGTGTGAACGTCCAGGAGGAGCTCGACCCAAACTGTACGATGCCCGGCGAGAATGCGCTGCCGATGGGTGCCCAGAGGAGCGTGAACCGGTACTGGGGGGCGCTCGTGCCCCCGTTGCTCACCGTCACCGCGACGCCCACCACGCCGAAAGCGCTCTGCCCAGCAGGCGAAGAGACGCTGCTCTGCGTGAAGACGATTGCCGCCGACATTGACTGCTATCTAAGCAGCCCTCACTGCTGCGAGCCGACGTACTGGGCTTGCTCCTGGAGGTCGGGATCGGGGGGCGCGTTGGGGGCCCTGCCCGCGGCCCACCCGAGTCCCGCCTGGACCGCCAAGGGGTTACTCGAGGAGCAGTTCAGCGCCAGCCCGAGGTGCGGCTTGGGGAGCGGGGGCGGGATCTGGATCCCGCCGCTCGGCAGCTTGAACCCGAGCTTGATCTGGAGAGTGGGCGGGAACTTGAACGTACAGAGGCTCGAGGCGCTAGGCGACGGCGGCAGGGCGAGCGTCGGACCGGACGCGCCGGGATCGGGACCGGAAGGTTGCGGAGGGGTGCCCACGAATGGCAGAGGATAGTCACCGCCCCGATTCACTTCATCCGAGCACACTCGTTGACGGCTTGCAGCCCCTGGTGTGCCACTCGGGGGTTGAGCCCAGCCATCTGCGGGCGGTGCCTCGGAGCATATACCTTGCGCCGCTCTGGACGCCTCCTGAGGTGGCGAAACCCGGGTTTTGCCGGCGCTCTGCAGGCCTCGGGGGGTGGCGACCGCGGTTTACCGCCGGGCCGTCAGTAAAGGAAACTCGGGCGCCCGATTCCCGGCAGCGTTCCGGTCGGGTCGGGTGGTACCTGAAGCGCGGACGCGATGGCCGCCGAGAACGCGGAGATAGCCCCCGTGGGCGAGACGGTGGCCGCCTCCAGGATGGCGCTCAACGTCGCGGGTGTGGAGAGGCTGGCGAAGAACGCGACGAGCGAGATGGGAGTCGTCGCGGCGAGAGACGCCGCGATTCCGAACGCGTTGAAAATCGCGACCACCTGCTCGAGGGTGATGGCGTGACCCAACGCATAGCCGCCGTTGCCCGCCGTGACGCTCAGCGCTCCCTCGCTCACCCAGGCACTGTTGCCGGCGGAGTCGAGCAAGAGCTGAGTGGGTCCGGCCTGGAGGAACACCGTCTGGGCGCTGGGGTCGATCTGCAAGCAACACGACAAGTCCGCCGTCTGGATCGAGAGCTGGTCGTGCTGGAGGGCGAGGTAGTGCCCGTCGCCGCTCTGGGCGACGACGTTGCCCGTGTCGCCGATGGAGAGGAAGGCCCCCGTCGGCGTCGTGCGAAAGAGCAGTGCCGTGCCGCTCTCCAGGATGTACGGCTCCAGGACGCGCTTGAACGCGACGTTGTTCTGCGTCGGGTCGTTGCCCCCGACCATCGTCGGGAACGCGTCGGCGGCCTGGCCCAGGCGCCCGGTGATGACGCAATCGTGCTCGTCGCCTTGCATGATGGAGACGACGACCTCATCGCCCGCCACGAACGGGTGCCACTCCCCGGTGCCCGCACCGGCCGTCTGACTCGCCACCCGGCACGCGACGTCGATGCCCGACGGCTGGAGCGTCACGAGCACGACGGGGTAGGGGCGCGGGTTGCCCTGCTCGTCGACAAAGAGCACGCTACGCGACTGGGGCGTGTCCGCCTTGACCAGGCCGTAGCTGGTCCACTGGCGCGGGTCGTTGCCCGGCCGCGGGGTGATCGGGTAGTCGTGCACGTTCATGTCGGCCCCACGGACGGTGGAGGCAGGACGGGCAGCCCCTGAACTGCTGGGGCCACCGTCGCGGGCGACGCTGCAGCGGGAGCCGCGGGCGGCTCCTCCGAGGCGTCGAGACTCTTGTCGCTGGTGACCTCGACATAGTTGACGCAATGGATCTTGACGCTCACGCCGTCCTGGGACGAGCCCTCGATGTCGACGTTGTGCACGCGGTAGATCTGCTGGAGACCCGCATGGGTGTACGCCGCGGCGTACATCTGGGCGAAGTCGTCGGGGAAGCCCACGTCCTTCAGGAGCTGGGCATTGGCGCCAACGGCGTCGAGCTTTTGCTGGGTGGGGCCAAGCGTCGAGTAGAAGTCGTCGCGGGAGAAGAGCGCCTCCACCGTGTCGCCGAACTGGAGGTCGAGAATGTCCGGGTCGTCGTTGCCCCCGCCGTAGCTCGACAAATTCATCGTTTCGAGCGCCACGCCCACCTCCTGGCGCCAGAGACTCTCGTACACCTCCTGGGCGTAAACACGCATGGTCTTCCTGTCGACAATGCCCCCGCCGATGTTGAGCTCCAGCCACTTCTGCTCCACGGTGTCGCCGGGAAGCGCGAGGGCCTGCACGTCCGCGGCGAGGGGAAAGCGCTCGACGAGCACCTGCTTGGTGTCCGGGTTGTACGCGCGCACGCTGATGTTCGCGGGCGCGTGACGCGTCATGTTGCGTTTGAAGTGGATCTTGGACAGGTTGCGCCCGTAGACGAACCTCCGGTAGGGCAGCACCGTGCCGTCGGGCATCGTGCGCGGCAGGTACGGGTCGTTGAGGCGCGAAGGGACGTTGGAGCTCGTGATGCTCCGCACGCGCTGGATGACCAGCACGATCCCGTCCACGAAGAGCGAGTGGCCCACGGACCGGCAAACGTCGCTCAGGTAGTCGAAGACGCTGGCCTTCTCGTACTGGCCGCCCGCGAGCAGCGACACGGGCGGCCCCTGCCCGGGGATGAACGCAGAAGAGTGGAGAACCGAGGCGAGCTTCGGAGCCGTCTCCGTGCCGGGCCGGTACTCCACCGACAGACCGCCAAAGATCGGACTGAACGTGAGGTACTTGGCGACGGCCTGGTCCAGCGGCAGGTCCTTGGACACCTGGCCCTTGGCCGGCGCGTCCACGTTCAGGAGCAGGCGTGTGTTGTCGGTGCAGTCGAGGTTGATGTCGCTGATCTTGTCCCCGGACCACTCGCACTCCCAACTGTCCGCCCAGCCCTGGAACCGCAAGTTGGTGCGCGGCTGGCCCGCGGCGTCGGTCCACGTGTCGGGCAAGACGTCGAGCGGTTCGGCGTCGATGTTGACGGAGCCGTCGGTGCGGGCGGAGTCCCGGCCCGCGTTCTCCGCGACGGCGTCACCCCTTGGGATCGTGCCCAGGTAGAACTCCACGGCGCACGCCCGTAGCGTCCTCGGGTCGATGGGGCAAGCGACGAAGGGCATCGTGAGCTTGAGCGAGCTCGCCGTCCGCAAGCCGTTGGTGGACAGGTGAAAGTCGGTGGGGACGATCCCCTCGATGACCTGCGTGAGCCCGTCCTTGCTCTGCTGCCGGGCCTGGGGCCCGAACGCCCGTACGCCCGGCTGGCCGCCGGGGGCTTGGAGGAGAAAGCGCGTCGTGCCCGGCGGGCTCTCCGGGTCGGCGGCCACCTGCAGCGCGCCGCGCGAGAGGTCCACGCCGCTGAGGGAGCGGGTGGGCGCGGGCGGCGCCAGGTTGTTGAGCGTCGCGAGCTGGCCAAACTCGCTGAACCGCAAGATGAGTCGGACCTTCCAGCGCGGGTAGTAAGACTGCTCCGGGTACTCGTACCCACTGTTGTTGTTGGTCATGGGGAAGACCCCGCGGAGGTCAACTCGTCTTCTGCTGCGTGGTGAGCCGAGGGATCCAGAGGATCTGACCCTTGGGGAACGTCGCCTGGTGCCAGGGGTAGCGGTTGGCCTGGAGGATGTCGACTCCGTGGTCCATCGACCCGTAGAACCGCACCGACAGGCGCGCGGGCGTGTCGCCGTCCTTGGTCACGTAGACCGCGATCATGTCGCCCGACTGCGACTGCGCGTCCTGCGGGCTGAGGTGCCCGGCGCCCGACGGCGTGGGCGCGCGCGACTGCATCTGCCGGACGACGGCGAGCGCCGCCAGCGCCGCCTGGTATGTGAGGTCGCTGGTCGTCTCGAAGTACACGTACCCGCGCAGAAGGTCGTGGACGGTGGTCTTGTTGCTCATCAGCTCAATGGGCAATTGCCCCATCTGGTCGACGAAGGCGTTGGCCGTGGCGACGGCGCTCTTGGCCGTGTTGATGGCCGCGTTGACGACGGCCGTGGGCTGGGACGCGAGCGTGTTGGCGATGTCGGCCACCTGCTGGAGCTGCGTCTGCACCTGGAGGACGTCGCGCTGCAGCGAGTTGGCGAGCACGGTCGGGGAGTTGGCCATGCTCTCGATCTGGCCCAGCGTGATGGAGGTCGCGCTCTTGTAGATGTTCGAGTTGCTCGCGATGAAGGGCGCACTCGCGATCTGGCTGGCGAGGTTGGCCGTCGCCAGGTTCATTTTCGCGCTGCTCGCGTCGAGGGCGCCGTCCCGGACGCTGGTGACCGTCTGCTTGCGGGTGCCGCGCGACTGCCACTCCCAGCCGACGGTCCAGGAAATGTCCTGGATACGCACAACCGAGAAATCCCAGTCCTTGGCGCGGCCCTCGCGCACGAACTTGCCTCGGTTGCTCGGGCTCTCGCTCGACTGCCCCCACGTCACCCGCAGGCGTGCGCCGCCGCGCAAGATGCCCTCCAGGACGGTCGCGAGGGTGAGCGGGTCGACCACCGTCGTCAGGCCGCTACCGCCGCTGTAGTAGCTCGGAGCGCGCACCATGCGCGTGTTGTTCCACTCCCCCTTCCAGTTGGTGGGGGCCTCCATCGGGCCGAGGTGCTGCTGGGTGGCCTCGTCCCCGTTGCCCGGGTACCACTTCGTCGCCAGCGCGTTGGTGCCGCCCCAGTTGGCCCCCTGAAAGGGCAGCCCCGGGCCGCAGAGCATGACACTCCGGGGCTGCTGGCCGGCGGGCGCCGCGAGCTCCTCGATGGTGATGCTGCTCGAGTAATCCGACGAGAGGGAGCTCGCTAGGTCGCCCTGCCCGAACGGCTGGGGCGGGGGCAGCACCCCGGAGTTGGTCGTGTCGAGGGGCACTGGGCCGAAGGTAACGCGGCATTCCGCTCGTCATGGCCAAAGCAAAAAAGGAATCCGTCCTCCGCGATACGTCCAACCCACCCCCGGGCGTCAGCAAGGAGCAGGAGCAGTACCGGGACGACATCCTCACTGAGAGGGCCCGCCTGATGAACAAGATGCGTGACGTCCTGCGGGAGGAGGTCCAAGAGATCCGAGACGGGTTGCAGCAGATTCTCAAGTCCGTCGCCGACTTGAGGGTACCCGTCGGAGACTCCTACTTCGCGATCGAACAGATGTCCGAACAGCGGCAATGGCGCCTGCGCTCCCTGAAGGCCCTGTCGCTTTGCCTGGGTCTGCCCGTGGTCGCCGTGGTCCTGTCCGTGTCCGACGGACCGAACAATGTCCAGACGAAGATCAAGATCGGCTTTTAGCCGCCTTGGCTCCGGCGCTTCGCCCAGAGGCTCAGCGGGTTGCTGCTGCTCGACGCGGAGCTCGCCCCCGAATCCGTCGAGGATGACTCGCTCGACGCGCCGCTCGCCGCGCTCATGCTGCTCGCGCTGCCGCTCGGGTCCTCGCTCTCGGAGCTGGACGACGCGGGACTTTGGCTGGGGGCGCTCGACGAGGAGGCAGCGGGCATGGGCTTCTTACCGAACATGGGCAAAGCCTACCAACCCACCCGGCGAAACCCGGGTTTCGCCGTCTCGCGAGCCGTCACAAGCCGCCCAGGATCCCCGTCCGCGCCTGGCGCCGACTGACGGCCTGTTGCGCGAGGTCACGTCGGAACACCGCGATGATGCGGTCCGGGTCCTGATCGCGGAAGTCCTGCTTGATGTGAACGCCCCCGAAGAAATTCATCGTCGGGCCGTGCCCCTCGATGCCCTTGTCGCCGAAGGACTCTTTCTGGATCTTGCGCATCCGCTCGGCGAGGTCCGGCGCGTTGCGCTCGATGATCTCCTTCAGCGAGTCGAAGCCGCCCTGGATCTTGATCCCGCCGTGCATGAGCGCCGCGGTCATCGCGTCGCTGCCGCCGATGACGTTGAGCGCCGCCCCGAGGAACGCGTCGTCGTGCAGGTCGCGCGCCTTCTGAATCTGGGACGCGATGGCGTCCGCGTTGGAGCTGTCCACCTTGGCGTGAAAGGCATCCAAGTCGCGCAACTCCGCCTCGCGGAAAGAGCGCTGAGCCTCGATCTGCTTGTCCAAGAGGTCCACGGCCGCGTCGTGACCGGCACCAGACTTGCCGTGCTGCCCCTCGATCTCCTTCATCGAAGCAGCGCGGAATTTATCGATGACCGCCTCGAAGTCCGCAGTCGACCCCCCCACCCCGGCCTTGCCCTCCATCTCCTTGCCGGCCGAAGCGGCCTTCAGCCTGTCGGTCGTCTGGCCGAAGTAGTCGTCTCCCCAGCTCACGATGTTGCGGTACGTCTCCGCCATCGCCTCGGTGATGCGGCTGGCCGTCGCGAAGGCGCCCGCGATTTCCTTGGCCGCGTCCGCGAGCTGTGTGTGGATGTCCTTGCTGTTGCCCGCAACGATGTCCCACGTGTCCTTCCAGTTCTGCTCCGCCGCGCCCAGCTCGTGCTTGATCTCTTCCCAGTCGCGGACCCCTCCCCGGTACACGTCCCCGACGAGCCCCTCCACCTTCTGGACGACGTTGCCCAGGGCCTGGCCCACCTCCTCGCCGTACTTCGCGATCTCCTCGGAATGGGAAGCGAGGTAGTCCCGCAACGTGGAGAGGCTCGGGACAATGCGGTCGAGTAGGGGCTGGCCCACGGCCTCCAAGAACCCCTCGCGGATGTTCCCCAAGCTCGCCTTCATCTCCTCGAGCGTCGCCGGACCGACTCCCGCGCCACCCTTCATGCTGGCGGCCTGCTGAGAGATAGCCTTCTGGGCGAGGGCGATCTGGTTCTCCGGGGTCATCTTCTGCATCGCCGCGGCGACGGCGTGGGCGTTGCCCTTGAGGACGCCGGTAGACGCAATGAGCTGGACGAGGGGGTTGCGCGCCCGAATGATCCCGAGCTCCATCATCGAGAAACCCTGGGCCAGGCCCTCCATCCCCTGCGGGACGACCTTGCCGACCATGGCCATCTGCTCGGTGAGCTCCTTGGCCTTCTCCGTGCTCATCCCGCCGCGCTCGATGACGTGGTCGTACATCTCCTGCATCGCGCGAGTGGACACGCCCGCCTGGGTGCCCGCGGCCGCGAGCTCCTCGCGGATGCCCTTGGCGTACTCGCGGACCTCGCCCATCGAGTGGGCTCCGCGGTCCATCATCGACATCAGCCCGGCCGACGCGCGCACCTGCACGTTGGATTCGTTGGCCGCCTCCATCGCAGAATCGGCCATCTTCTCGGCGAACTCGAACGCCTGGTGGAAGCCCTCGCCGACGAGCTTCGCCCCCTCGAAGATCAAGCGCGTGTAGAGCTCCGCCTTGAGCAACTCGCTGCCGAACTCCTTGCCGTGGCGCGGGAGCTTCTCCGACTCCTCATTGGTCTCCTTGAGCGTTTCGCGCACACCCTCGGCCGCGCTCTTGGTGGCGCCCTCGTCCACCATCAGGCGGACCTTTACGTCGGCTTCGTTGTCACCGGGCATGGGTCGAAGCTACCTGGCGAAACCCGGGTTTCGCTCTTGTCACTGCTCGAACGCCCCGCTCGGCCCCTCCTCGGCCAGAACCTCGGAGAGCGCCCGGTACTTGGCCTTGAACTCGGAGATCTCCACGTCCCCCCAACCCATGCACTCACCGGGCTGTCCGGCGTGCGCGTAACGAGCCAACTGCACAAGCTGCTTGTCACGGTTGGCCAGGACCTCACCCGCGTCCACTTCGACGAGCAAGTGCCAGAGCGCGTTGTGCGCCTCGTTGTCGGTCCAGACGGTGACTCCTGCGAGCATCGCGTCGCGGGCGTCCTCCGTCGGCTCACCCCCCGGGCCTAGCCACCCGTCGGGCGAGCGACAACGAGACAGTCGACGAAAAAATCGACCAGCTCCTCAGCCTTGAGCGTGTGGAGTTGCCGGTACAAGTTGATGACCAGGGGCCGGCACTTCGGCCCGATCTCGTTCCAGAGCCGCTCCGCCGGCTCGAGCTCGTCGGCGTTCTTGGCCCACTCTCCCGTCCAGTCGATGCGCTTGCCATCCACGCCACGGATCATCTGCATCGCCAGCTCGTCGGACGCCCGGCCCACCTCGCCCCGGGCGCGCTTGAGCGCCAGGCGCTCCTCGGCCACCGTCAGCGGCCACGTGACCAGCACCCGCGACAGCGCCTCGTAGTCCTCCATGATGGCGACGGCGTCACCTTCGGTGCCGGGCTTCTTGCGCCGGAACGTGGTCGCATTGCCCTTCTCGGGCGCGTCGGTCCACTCGCTCTTGAACCGCAAAAAGCTCAGTTGTTTGCCCGGGGGGATCTTCATCCCCTGCGGGATGGCCGTTCGCGCCCACGCGGGAATTTCCGCCTCGTTCCCGCTCTCTTCCTCCAGCACTCCACCTGCGTCCTCTTCCTGTAACTCCTCGACGACGTGCTTCTTGTTCAAGCGGCCACCTCCGTCGACGACGGTGCCACGGCATGACGTCGCCCATGACGTGCCCACTGACCAAGCAGGACGAGAGATACCGGAACGACTCCCAGTACCGGATGTTCGTCGACCACCTGGAGAACCTCATCCACCAACTTCACTTCTCGCCGAGCGAGATACGAGAGATGGCGATGTACGCCTGCCTTCGGTTCGAGATGCGCCGGCCCCTCATCCTCCAGAAGGATGGTGTCCCGCCTTACGGCGCGGGAATCCGACTGGAGGACCTGAGCGATGAGGCGCGCGCCTTCATCACTCGGAAGGACAAGGCTTGATCAGGACAGCGTGACGTTGAAGTCGTCGCAAGCGCCCTCGATCTTGACGGTCATGTAATCGCCGCGCGCCCGAATGCCGTGGGGAGTGGGGCCGAAGTGCACGTCCGAGAGCAGCACCGCAGGCGTATCGCCGCTGGGGAACTGCATCACCGCAGAAATGTTGAAGACGATCGTCGGGTCCAGCCGCTGGGCGCGGCGGATGATGGCGGTTTGGTAGTTGAACCAGAGCTGCGAATGCAGGTGGAGCGTGCCGGAGAACTTGCACCCGTTGAAGATCTCGTCGTGCCGGTTGCTCTTCTCGCCGAGGTAGCCGGCCTCCTTCAACTCGATCTTGGGCTCGAACTCGAAGTCGCTCGTGTCCGTCAGGGTGTCTTCCAACTGGCCACGCCGGTTGAACAAAATTGAAATTTCTTGGCCTTTTATCCTTTGCGCTACCATTAGTCCCTTTTCTTCTTATCCGCATCAAGCCGCTTGCGGCAGCACTTGCTGGACGGTGTTGACGTTGTTTCCGATGGTCGTCTCCAGCACGATCGAGTCGAGTGAAGAGAGCGTCTGGACCCGGATGCGCAGACGGAACATGCCCGCGGCGAGGGTGGCCTGAGTGTTGGCGGTCTTGGAGTCGAGCGTGTACCCCGCAATGCGCTGGAACTGGGGGTTCTTCTCGCTCAGCAAGCCGTCCAAGAACGCCCTGACCTCAGACGCGTACGCCTTGCGCCGGACGAACGTGTTGATCTTTTTCGAGAAGGGCTTGCCCGCGATGGCGAGACTGTCCTGGATGTAGTCGGCCATGCGCCGCCGCGCGATGGGCGCGAGCTGCGGATAGAGCTGCGGGTTGACGGAGGTGACGCCGCTCTGGAAGCTCACCTGGCCGTCGTCCACGCGGAGCGCCGCGATGCCCGCAGCCTTGAAGTTGATGTAGTCGCTCATCTGGAAGCCTTGAACGTTGGCCCCCTTCTCGATCCCGTTGACGACGCTCGCGAAGGCTGTGTCCTGTCCGGGATTCTCCTCGGGCGGGAGCTGGCTCAGGATCGACGCCATCAGCGAGTCGCTGCCCACGTCCACGTTGCCGTCCACCGTAAAGGCCGTGTAACTGGTGCCCACCGGGTTGCCCGCGATGCCGCGAGTGCCGATGACGGGCACGAAGACGTTGCTGCCGATGTAACAGAAAATCGTGCGCTGGTCGGAGGTCGCCCCGGCGCCCGGCGCCACCAACGAGACGGCCGTGTACCGGTCCGTGTTGAGCGGCGGGCGCACGCACGCGACCCGCCCGTAGCAGCCGTTGGCCGACGCCTGAATGGCGTTGGTCCGCAAGGCCGACCGGATCGTGTTGCTTTGGCGCGCGGAGAAAATGATGTTCGTCTGCTTGGCAATGCTGTTGACGTCCACCGTCGAGGCCAGCGCCGTAACGTAGGCCGCGTCGATCTGCGTCTCCGTTAGGGCCGCCGTCGTCGGGGAGAGGTTGGTGATCGAGAAGCTGAAGACGTCCGGCGGGTAGTTGGCGAACTGCGTGATGGCGCCCGCCGTGGCGCTCAGCCCCGAGCCGTCGTCGAGGGCGTGACGGATCGGCACGATGTACGGGCCCGTCTGGGTCACCGTCACTCCTCCTCCCGCCGTGGAGATGCCGCCGATGAGCACCCCGGAGACGTTGAAGTAAACCGTCTGCGTCGTGACGAAGACGTTGGTCTGGCTCGCGCCGGGCACCTGGACGACGGTGCCCGCCGGGACCTGACCGATGATCGGACCGAGGCTCGTGACGGTGCCCACGACCAGCCCGAGCTTCACCAGGACAGCGCCTGAGCTCGCGCCGACAACGCGCACGTTGCTCGCCGTCGTCTGCTGGAGGGCGCTTGTCAGGTAGATGCGCGAAGACCCATCGGCGAATGCGATGTTGGGAAGGCCCGCCGCCGTAAAGGCCAGGTTGATGCGCGTGACGATGAGCGCCGCCGTGTTGTCGGTGCTCTGGAACGTGACGATCACGTTCGGGTAGGCGTCGAACCCGAGAGTGACGGTGTCGTTGGTGGCGAGCGTATACGTCTGGTTGGACGAGACGACGATGGCCTGGTTCTGCTGGGTACCGATCGTCTGGCCGGGGATAGCCGCTTGCGGCGGTCCCCCGATCGGGATCTGGAACCCGAGTCCCAGCGCCGTCGTGAGCGCGGCGTTGATCTGGACGTAGGGGGCCGTGCCCGGGGAGGTGTTGGAGATGCGGATGCGCGACAGGCTGTCGATCTGGACCAGCGTGTTGGCGACGGCCGCCTGAATGACGGCGGCCACCTCGCTCTGCTGCACGGCCGCGATGTTGAGGACATTGCCCGTGCCGAGCGTCGTGCCCACGGTCAGGCCGAGGTGCGTGATGGTGGTGCCGCTCGTGTTGTCGCTGACGACCTGGACTTGGCCGCCGGTGCCCGCCTGCACGCCGGAGAGCGCGAGCTGCCCCGCGGCGTTGCTGGCGAACGTGAAGCCCGCAAACTGGTTGATCCGCGCGACGACGTTGGCGATGGTCGTGTCGCCGGCCTGGAACGTGACGGTGAAGGAGGCCTTGCCGTCCACCGCGAGGGTGATCTGGTTGCCGACCGCGATGGAGCCGAAGGCCGCGCCGCTGCCCGTGGTGGTCGCGACCGCGCCGGTGAACGTGGCGCTCTGGGCGCCCGCGCCGACGTCGAGCGAGAGCACCTGGCCGGTAGCGAGCGAGTAGGTGAGCTGGCTGGTGGCGGACGTGACGCTGGGCAGTGGGGTGAGCTGGATTGACCCCACGCTCGTGTTGGCGCGCGTGACGATGAGGCGCGAGAACTGCTTGCCGTTCAGCTGGACAACGGCGTTGCCGTTCCAGTACTCAGGGGCGCCCGCGCCGTCGGCCTTGCGCGCGATGGCCGAGGCGTTGTTCGCCTGGACCCCGCCGATCGTGTAGCCGAGGGCGCCCATCTGCCGCATCAGGTTGTCGGCCGTGTCGACCTCGAGCGGGAAGTTGTACGGACCGTCCTCGTACTCACCCACGCAAGTCACCGTCCCGGAGCCGATCCCCTGCAGCGCCGCGGGCGGGTCCAGGTCGAGAACGTTGATCGACTCGATGTTGAGGAGGACTGCGTTGCCAGGGTCGAAGTTGAACCTTCTGATGTACGCGCTCATGACCGTGACAACCCTTTCATTCGCGCCTTTGTACAGAGCATGGTGGGAGTCGCCCTCTCCGAAACGAAGCTACCAGCCGAGCAGGGGGTAACTTCGTCTTGGTGCCCGTCGAGACGCGCCGCCCGATTCTACAGGGCACTCCCTGGGGGAGGATTCACCCCCGGCGCGAGTCTCCCCGTCGCGCCATCCAGCCCGTGGACGGGCGCACGTGGGGCCTGCGGGCGCTGCGAGACTACCTCTGCGCCCTGGAGTTCTATTGCCCCGGCCCTGACAACACGGTGACGCCGTTTCGCATCCGCCCGGAGAACTTCTGGCTGGAGCAACCGGAAAACCTCCCCAGCGGAATGAAGTTCCCCTCCGTCTCCATTCAGGGGTCGCGCGGCGACTACCAGGCCGTGGGCTTCGTGACATTCCTCCAGGAGGAAACACGCGACCGCTTCGCGCCGGGGACCGTCGTGCAGTGGCAATCCGAGTACGCAGAGCGGATCAACGTGGAGGTCTGGGCCAGCGAGGAGCCCGAGCTGCGGGCGCTGCTCGCCGGGCTGGAGACGGCGATGAACCCGGTGGAGGAGCTTGCGGGAGTGCGCCTCTTCCTGAATCAGTACTACGGCCAGCCGTGCCACTTCCTGCTCACGAGGAGGGAGAACTACAGCGACGCCGACGCGGCCAAGGGTCGGCGCCACGCTCAGCTCGAGATGATGATGACCACGAACGTCGTACGCCTGGTGCGGTACGCGCCCTTCCGACCGCAGGTGAGCGTGGGCACGAACTTCGACGCGGACACGGGTCTGGCGTTCGACCTGGCCTACCCGACGACGGTCCCGGTCACGCAAAAGGGGGCGCCGCTGCCCGTGCAGCCCGATACGGCGTATGCCTACCTCGCGGACGCCTCCGACGCTCCCGGTCCCTCGCGCGAACTGGGCGCGAACTGGCCGCCCGTGTTCCGGCGCTTGGTCCCGCCCTGGCTGTCGCGCTGACTGGCGAAACCCGGGTTTCGCCAGAAGCGGCATTCCTCCTCCCCATGGCTGACCAGTTCATCACCATCCAAGATCTCGTCACGTCAGGCTCCTACCGCGTGGTGCGCGAGATCAACCCCAAGCGCGTCGTCATCCTGTACCCCGACGACGACGGCCTGTACGTCCTCGCCAACTTGGTCGAGCCCGGGCTCTGGGAGCTCGCGGGCGACGGGACCACCGACGAGGAGAAGGCGATCCTCCTGCAACTCGAAGTGGACGCGGGGACGATGGACACGACGGTTCTGAAAAAGACGGTTCTGAAAAAGATCCCGATATAATGGCTGGCAGTCTCTGGGGGGAGATGGCCCGGCTCTGGGTGAGCGACTTGGCGCTGGACCGCTTCCGGGAGCACTGGTGCCCGGGGTACTCGGTGGGGGCCGCCCGCCAGGAGCTCCGTTCGCTCTGCGAGCGGGCGATCCGCACCCAGGATCGCTCGCCCGGAGGCCAGGAGATCTGGCGCGCGGGCACGGACGGGGAGGTGCGCCTGGTCGTGCAGGCTGACAGGACCCACGGGCGGATGCCGACCATCGTGACGGTGCTCCCGCGAGAGACGGCATCCTCGGACCTGGAGAACGACTGAACCGATGGACAAGGGACTCGCAGAATGGGTGGAGGCGCGCCACCCGAGGGACGACAAGGGCGAGTTCACCGACGGCGGTGGCTCGAGTCTTCGCGTCAAGGCGTCACGCAAGGAGTGGGCCGCGCGCCCCAATCGCGAGTCGCTGGGCAAGCGCCTGGGCAAGGTGGCCTTGATGATCAAGGCCCGCGACGGGCACAAGTGCGTCTACTGCGGCAAGCCCGAGGTCAGAATCCCCCCGGCCCATCCCGTCGACAAACACCAGCTCGACCACCTGGTGCCTCGCGTGCAAGGCGGCAAAGACGATCCCCAGAACTTGGTGACGACGTGCAAGTCGTGCAACGCCGCGCGGCATGACATGACGGTGGAAGGATGGGCCAAGTACGCGCGCCAGAAGTACGGCCTGAACTTTCGCCCCGCCCGCATCTACAGGCAGGCAACCAAACCCCTCCCGGCCCCGAAATGAAATTCCCCATCCCGAAGAACACTCTCCCGCGTCTGGAGCGCCTCGTGCAGAGCGCCGTCGCCATCGACGGCAGCCCGCCCTTCGAGATCTGGATCAGCGTCCGTCACAAGGGCGGCAAGGACATCACCGCGGCGGAGGCGAAGGAGCTACGCGCGATCCTCGCCGGCTACGGCGCCGACGGCCCGCTGGATGACCGCGTGGAGACCGGCGGGAAACTGCCCAAGTGAAGGAAGACTTCCCAAAAAGAAAGGCCGACGGAGGAGCGCTCGCCGCAACGGATGGCGGAGGGCGCGTTGATTCCGCTGAGGGAGTAGCAGGGGAAAAGCCCGGGACAGTCTCGGCCTCCGGGCGGCCCCACACGCTGATTGCGCTCGTGAACAACAAGCCCGACGAAGTCGTCATCGCCGCCCTCAAGCGCCTACTCGCGAGAGCTCGCGAGGGCGAGATCGTGAGCTTCGCCGTCGCCCTGGAGCTCACCGGCCGGCGCATGGCGACGACGTTCGTGCGCGGCGCCGGGTGCGAGGTCTACCGCCTCGCGGGCGCCGTCCAGTACGTGCTGCACCGACTCAACGTCTGCGTGGACAACAGCCCAGACGACTAGTCGACCTCGTCGCAGCCATTCGAGGTGACATGATTCCGCCCATGCCCGACCAAGACGAGCCGATTATGCAGTTCTTCCAGTTCGCCCACTTGCCCGCCCCGCTGTGGGCCATCTCCCAACCCTTCGGCGAGCTCGCGAAGGTCATCCTCACCCTGCCGCGCAACGCGGAGAGGTCCGTCGCCCTGCGCAAGCTGCTCGAGAGCAAGGACGCCGCGGTTCGTGCCGGCATCGCCGTCCTCAGTCAACCATCCGCCAAGTAACGGTCACCGACCGAAGCGCTTTACCTCGCGTCGGATCTCCTCACCGACGAAGTCCGCAACGCGACGGGCCGCCTTGCGCGCAATGTGCAGGCCCTGCTCGCCGTCGCGGTTGAAGATGCCCTTGCCCTCGACCTTGTCGGTGCCCTGCATCGAGCGCGCGATGGCCCAGGCGATCTGGCGGGCTTGGGCGCGCGCCTCCGGGCTGGCTCGCTTGCCGGGGGCGTGGCCGGTGAGGCCCTTTCTCCGGGCCCACTCCGTCAGCGCGTCGATCATCGCGCGTCCGATCTTGATGTTCTCCGCTCGCGCGCCCCGCTCGATGACACTGGCGTAGGGCATGTCGTTGACGACCTCGACGCCCCCCTCCACCGTGTCCACGCGCCACGCCGCGCGATACGCACCGTCGAAGATGGGCGGGGGCTTTTCCGCCGGGATCAGCTCATTCTGGATGACCCCGAGCAAACGCAGGCCAGCGCTGAGCAAGCCGCGCTGCACGCCACCGTGGATGCCCTCCTCCAGCCACTGGCCGACCTTGTCAAACTCGTCGAGGCGGAAGCTGGGCACGGCAATCATCTTCTCATGTCCAAAGAGATCGTCGCCTGCCGGGAGAGTCCTCCCGCTTCGTCCACACTCGTCTCGGAAAGCCGCTGTGGAGACTCTCGACCGTCGGCGGACCACGCCGGAACTCGTGACAACTCCCCTCCCTGAATCTGTCGCAACTGATGCAGCCGATCGGCAGTTCGCCATGGCAGCCGTGGGAGACGGGCAAGCTTCTTCTTGTCGATGAGAACGGACGCAGCATCGTGGCGCATACCGATGGTGCGAGCTTGCCGAGCGGCACGTGCGCGGACAAGGACATCCCCCGTTCGCGGAAGCTGCGTCTCGTGCCTACGTGAGAGGGGGAGAGCTGCCGCGCGAGTAACTATCCCTGCGTGCCGCTCAGGTACTGACTCTTGCCCTCGCGGTCCCGGTCCTCGGAACGTCGCTCGAGCATCAGCGTCCACTGCACATTCTCCGCGTCCCTCGTGGGCACGGTGAGCAGCGTGAATCGTTGCCGGATCGGCAGCGCGTCGCCCCTGCCGTCCTCACGCAATTCGTAGAAGAATGTCCACGGCTGCGGGATGACGTCCTCGTGCAGCTCGGGCGCCATGTGGCCCTGGAGCTCGTCGAACGTGTAGCGGGTGGAGACCTCGGTCACCTTGATCGACCCGGCGGGGATGGTGCCGGCGTGGAAGACGCTGAACGTAACGGAATCCAGCGTGGCGACCTTGGGACAAGGCAGGATCTCCATCTCCCGAAAAGTCCTCATCTCGCCCTCGCCGCGGACATCGCCGGTCCACCGGCACCAGACCAGGACCAGGCGATACGGACGCGCGCCCAGGCGCGTGGCCACCTGGCGCACCCGGTCGGCCGTCCGCGAGAGGCGGTTGGCCAGCGAGCCGCGCGCCTCCGGGACGGTCAGGGGGTGGACGGGCGGCTTCTCCCGGCTCACTTGAGGGGCTGGGCGCCGTGGGACAAGAGCCACGCGTAGACCTGCGAGTTGACCTGCGCCGCGCTCAGGGGGGAAGCGCCGGTGCCGCCATCGGCCTGGGTACCCACGACGTCCGCGATGGCTTGGGCGACGTCGGCCGCCGTCGTGCACAGCGGGGCAAGCGTCGGATCGATCGCCTGGAAGACGACCTCGCAGACCTGGCCGGCCGCGTTGACGGCGGAGCTGAAGGCGGTCTTGGTGCAGGCCGTCACGGCGATCGCCGCCGAGGCCCACGTGGCCGCGAAGAACGCGAAGACGAGGAAGTTGCCGAGGAACTTGGCTTTCATGGGGAGGACTCCTTCAGTTGGAGACGGAGATGTTGATGCCCGCACCCCCACCGTATCCTCGGAACCTCTGGTCGAAAGGATTCGGCGGGACCTGGAGCATGTTCGCGAGCTCGCCCTGCCAGTACTGATACCGCTGCACGAGCTGCTCGAACATCTTGTCGTTGATCTCGATGTTGCCGATCTTCTTCGCCTCGATGGAGCTTTGGCTCTCGAAGATTTGGCGGCCCGTCTCGTCGAGCTTGTCCAGCACCTCGCGGAAGAAGCTCTCCGCGCTCGGCAAGATGCGGTCGAACGCACCCTCGATCATGAAGGCCGTCTCCACCGCCGCGGGCACGCCGAGCACGAACGTCGCCGCGGCTTGCACCTGGCCGTAACCCAGGTGCTTCCTGGCGCGATTGCGATCGTGCTCGGTGACAGCCACTACCCCGAGCTTACAGCTTCAGTGATGCGCGGACGACTCGATGCTCCAGCTCACGACTCCGTCCCGTCGTCCGAAGGTTCGGAAGGCGACCCTTCCGCCGGAACCTCGGTCACCGTGGGGGGCACCTCCTCCTCGATGATGTCCGGGATGAGCTCCAGCTTGATGCCCTGGCCCCTCATGTGGCCGAGGTCGTGGGTGTTGCCAGTGACTTCCTTGCCGGGTGAGAGCGACGTCAGGTAGCTGCCCCTGTCCATGTACCGGATCCTGCCGGTGCCGTCGCGCGGTCCGTCCACCACCATGTACCGCTGGGCCCGCACCTCCGGCCCGCGCACGACCTGCGGTTGGAACCGCGGTCCCTCGTCCACCGTGGGCACACCCGCCGCTCCGCCCGGGATGACCTGGGAGCGGGCCGCCACCTGCATCTGGGGCTGCGCGCCGGCCGCCCTCGCGTTGTGTCTTGCCATTGTCCGTGACCTCCGCCCGCCAGCCTAGCCACCAAACGCGCGAGGGGCCTCCCCCGGTCGTCCGGGAAAAGCCCCCTAGATACTCATATGGCATGCTCTAAGACGATCGCTCGCTTGAATTGCTGCGGGCCGGACGGCGCGGTGATGTCGCTGGGCACCGGGAAGCTGGTCGTGATACTCCAGCTCGCGCTCACCGACTGCTGCAGCTTGTCGATGGGCGCGCGCAAGACCAGACGGATGCGCTCCGTGAGGATCGAGATGCCGTTGTTGACGACGTCGAACTCGCCGGTTTTGCCCGTCGTGCCCGCCTCGGTCACGTAATTGCTCTCGTCCAGGTACTTCTCGTAAACCGAGCCCTGGCCCGTGATGAGCACGCGCCCGATGTTGACGCCCGCCCCGTTGGTGACCTCGGCGCCGATTTCCTGGCCGTAGATGCCGCTCTGCGCGGTGGCCGTCTGGTTGCCGACGTTGAAATTCACCTCCGGGCTCTCCAGGTTCATAAAGAATGCGACGCCGGACATCTGCCCGATGAAGCCCTCCTTGTAGATGGTGTGTTCGGGGAGCGACTTGTTGAGCCCTTGGAAGACGGGGTCCGCGAACACTTGGCCGTTGGCCAGAGAGCTGATGTGCGCATGATACAGGCCGTCCTCGTGCGGCTGCACCATGGCGCGACGGAGGAATGAAACGGCGTTGATGGCCTGCTGGAGGACGAACGTCCCGCCCGCGCTGATGGAGTCGACGGACCGCCCGCCCTCGGAGCGCACGACTGTCGGCGCGTAGGCGCTGACAACGGGGGTGCGCGTGGTGAGTCCGGAGACGCCCACCGCGCTCGCGAGCAGCAGCGTGCCCGGCCCATTGAGGTCGTTCGCGTTGTTCGGCACAAAGCCCACGACCTGATTGGTCGTGCTGCCCGTCGCCGTGTAGATGGTGATGGGCAGGGGGTTGGTCGTGCTGACCGTCTGGGGCGCGACGTTGGCGCCCGGATTGATCACGGTCGTGAAACCGTTGCAGGACGCCACGGAGAGGGCCAGGTCACCCGTCAGCGGCGCCGTCGTCGTGACGGTCTGGCCGGACAAGTACGCCTGGAACACGGCGTTGCGCGCGATGCGATTGATCGACTGCCCCGCGGCCAGCCCGAGCTGCTTGATGCTGCGCAGGAAGAGGTCGGCGTTGGTCGTGACCGCCGTCGGCATGTGGATGTCGATCGAGTCGGCGTACTGGCCGAGCGTCGCCACCCATTGCTCAAAGGGGATGGTCTGACCCACCGGGTCCGACCCCGGCACCAGCGGCGTCGTCTGGGGCTTCAGCAATCCCGGCCGCGTCATGAAGATCTGTTGCCCCGTGTTGACGGGCCACTCCTCGGGCATCGCCTCGGCGCGGTACGCCAAGTTCGGAAACAAGCCGTCGTGAAACGCGCGCTCCAGGAGCCCCTGCTGCTGGAGTTGCGCGATGGACGCGGGCACCCCAACCAAAATTCCACCAGCCATGTGGTCCTACCTCTTTCCTTTGATCCAGAAGTCTGCGAAAGCACCCTCGTGCCCCTCCTCGGGGAAGGATTCCCCGGGCGGGCAGTCGGCCCTTCGCGGTCTTCGGCTCAATCCCTCGGGTAGTTCCACCTGTTGACCGCCGGTGTGCCGCGTGACCCTCGGGGCTTTCGCCTCCGCCGCTACGTGCTGACTCTCGTCCTCTTGAGAGCTACCACAAGCTGCCGCGGCGGAGGTCGCGAGCGGCCTTCTACCAATTCATGTTGTTCGCGCGCTTCCACTTGCGGAGCTCGTCAGGAGAGAGCTTGCCCGGGATGACCTCCGCGGCCGCCTTCTCCTTGGAGCCTTCGGGCTTGCCCACGGTGCCCCCGTTGGTGACTTTGCGCGGCGCCCGTCCGGTGAGCTCCGCCTTGATGTCTTCCCGCATCTGCGCGTCGCGCTGCTTCTCGTACTCCCGGCCGATCTTCGGCTTGGCCTTCACCCGCTCCTCGAAGTACCGAGTGGCCTCCGCCTCGACTTCCTTGGGCTTCATCCGCTCCAGGTCCTTGCGGGGGAAATGGTCGGTGAGGTGCTTGGCGAACCGCGTCAGCTCCACGTCCACGTGGTCCTCGTCGAGGAACTTGGCTGCCAGTCGCGACATGCGCGAGTCCTCCTTCTCGTACGTGCGCGCCTCCTCCACTTGTCGAGCCCGAGTCTCCGCGGCCTGGGCGCGCGTCTCCGCCTTCTGGGCCTTCTCCTCGAGTTGCTGCTCCTTGGTGAGCTGGCTTTGGCGCGCCTTTTCCTTGTCGGCGCGGAGCGTCTCGAGCTCCTTGAGGTCCATCAGGATCTTCTCGTGGTCGTCGGTGCCGAAGCGCTTCTTCAGCTCACTGGCCGTGTGCCGCGAGAGCTTGCTCTTGAACGCGCGCGGGCTCATCTCGATAAGGTCCGCGTCGTCGGGGATGTCCTCGTCGCCCTTGAGGCTGACGCGCTTCTGGGTCTGGGGGGACGGCTCCACCTTGGGAGCGCCCTCCACCTTGGGAACCGGTGGCACCACGGGGGGCGCGACTACGGGGGGCACTACGGGAGCGACGATCGGCGTTTCTTCGGGCAGCATGTCCACGATCCTTTCCGCAAAATGACGAGAGGCCCACGTCCTCGGGTGTGAGGGTGGGCCTCTCGCGACGCGCCCTCACCTACAGGGCAGCGTACCTCCGGGGGATCAGAAAACCGGGGCGATGGCTTCGAGGAGCTGGTTGACGTTGACGCCGCCGCTGCACGTCTTGGCGAGGCCCAGCTTCAGGCGGACGCTGGTCGGGGCATCGGACACCTTGAAGTCGACGAGAGTCTTGGCGAGGTTCAAGCACGCTTGCTTGGTCGCCCCGGGGGCCGCCGTCGCGGGGGGAAGGATCGCGCACTTGCCCGTGACGGTGCCGGTCAGGATCTCCGCCTCCATCAGGAGCACGGTCGCCGGAGTCGTCGCCGTCGCACCGGGCAAGTTGCAGAGCGCCGGAAGGGTGACGACGCCCGTCGCAGGCGTGAGCGTGAGCTCAATCACATCCACCTGCTCCGGGACGTAAAAGACATCCACGCTCGTCCAGGCGTCCGCCGCACACACCGCAATGTCCCCGTTGGGCGACACGCCGATATTCCCCGTGAGGACGCCCGGGGCACCCGTCGCGAAGGCCGTCGCGTTCTGCGCAGTCGTGTTGACGGAGAGCTCTGCTGCCGTCGTCGTCCCGGCCATCGCGGTGGCTCGCAGGATGTACGCGCACTTCGCGTCGTCCGGCAATTGTCCGAGCAAGTTGGCGCCGGGGCTGGCCGCGGGACTGGAGCCGGTGATCGTCTCCGCAACGCTCTGGCAGGCCACCCCGGGGATGTACGGGTTGATCGCCGCCGCGTTCGGGTTGCAGCGCCGCAGAGCCACGGTCGTCGACCGCATGACGCTCCCCGACTGGAGGACCTGGAGGAACGTCGCGATCTGATTGGGAGTGGCTCGGTCGAGCAACTGCTTGAGCGAATTGGTCACGGTCGCGATAGTCATGGCGCCTTGCGGTCTCCCTTGTGCGTTGTACGAGAAACGCTAACAGCGGCCCAGGTTCACCCCGTCGGAGGGGAGTTCGGCGGGTCGTTCTTCTCGCGCCAAATTTGGTGCAAGGCCGGTTCCAAAGCCGCGAGCAACACTTTGGCATCCGCAACGCTGATCCCGATCTCGTCGGAATCGGCGACTTGGACTGCGTCTTGTTCGGGCATGCCCAAGATGGTAACCCCCCTCACAAGTTGCCCACGGCGAGAAACTCCACCTGCGCGGTGCCCATGATCGCGACGGCCGTAACGGGATAGGCCGGGTCGGGCTCGAAGAGGAGAAGCCCGCTCAGGTAGACGACCTGGGTGCCGACGATCCCGAAGTACGTGAGCTGCACCTGGACGGGCGCGAGCACCCTCAGGTAGATCGTGTGGGCCTGGGTCACCGGGCCACTCGTGCCCACGCCGTTGAGCGGGACGAATGCCGCGGGCGACGCGACATTGTAAAGCTGCCGCCCACTGTCAACGACGTACGGCTTCCACGTCCCGAGCAGCGCCAGTGGAATGGTCGTCCCGCCGGCCGGAAACGTGTCGCCTTCGCAGATTTCCGACGGTCCGGCCAGGAGCGTCGCTTCGCCGAGCTGGATGGTGTCCTGCACTCGCCCAGCCTATCCGCAGCGTGCCCGTCTGGCGAAACCCGGGTTTCGCCAGAGACGATCCGCGTTACTTCAGGCCCTTGAACGGCTTCGGCTCGATGGGTCCCGCCGCAGTGCCGGAGACCTTCTTGCTCACCGCGCCCGGGTCGGCGAGCAAGATCTTGCCGCCGCTGGGGATGCTCGCCGCGTCGGGCTTGCCCGCCTGCGCGCTCATCTTGGGTTGGGACCGGCTTTGCTTCATGGGATCGAAGCTCACCCCACCCTTCGTGCCCTTGCCCTGCGGGTCGGTCAAGAAGTCGTTGCCGCCGCTGCCGCCCTTCGCGGGAGCCTTGGTGTTGCCGTCTTTGGTCGCGAACGGGAGGGTGTCGGGGGTACCAGCCATGAACCAAGGCGTAGCAAACGCCGAAGTCAATTGCGGAACTTCATCGGCTTGCGCGCGTCGTCCGCGCCCCCCGCCTTGGGCCAGGCGATCTGCGGCGAGTGCCCGTGCTTCGCCTCGTCGGTCACCTGGCTCGGCGTCTGGAGCGGCTGGTTGGGCACGAGCGTCGTGTTCTTCCCTCGGGGCACCGCCGGGCTCTCGCCGTCGGCCGTGCCCGGCTTGGAGGGAGTGGCGTCGATGCGGAAGGGACGGCGGGCAGCGGCCATGGGCCGAAGCATAGCGGCATTTATCACGATCCGAATTTCGATAGTGGGATCGTCGTCATCAACGGGCGATCGGGCGGCGCCCCCTTCCGACCTTCAGCGACCCAGCGCTTGAGGATCTGCCCGGCGTCCTTCCAAGCGAGGTAGGGGGGCAGCGGCCAGACCAGACGATGGGGCACGACGACGGCACGGTCGTTGGGTCGATCGGGCGGGTGGTCGACGAGCCCGAACCACGTCTCGAACGGCTCCTCGAGCCTGCGGATTTGGCCGTGCACGGCGAAGGAGTCCGCGCCGGTTCGGTCGTCGAACACGCCGCTGATGATCTTCACCATGTCGCCGCCGAGCTGCTTGCTCGCACTCTTCATTCCCTCGAGCTGCCCACGGTTCGCCGCGAACGCTCCCTCCGTGCGGACGATGCGCTCCGCCCAGTGACGCGGAGCTCCTTGGAGAAACGGGCTCCGCTCCGTGAGGTCGTCGGCCATCTGCGCACGCGACTTCTTCGCGAGTACGCCCTTTTGGAGCTCGCGCTCGAAGTGCAGGATCGTCGCCGCGCCGTAGCGCTTGAGGACGCCGCTCTGCGCCGGGTGGTCCGGGTCACCCATGATGCGGCGGAGGATGCTGCCCGCACTGCCGCCGCGCGCCGCCTCCAGCATCGCCGCCGTCCGCAGGGCGAGCGGCTGTTGGCCGACGCCGCGGAAGCTCTTGTCAGCGGCCACCAAGTACTTCGCGCTGGCGTCCGCGCCCTTCTCCGCGGCCACCGGACCCTGGTCGAGCAGGACGCCCTTCAGACCGCGCTGGAGGTCGCGCGTCACTTGTTGCACCTGCGCGAGCGTCGCCCGCAACTGCACCGCGGTGAAGCTGTCCTTGCCCGGACCCTTGAGGCCCTCCGCTTGCTTCAGGCGCTTGGTGAGGTCCTCGGCTGCGGACTTCAACAGCTCTCGCGTGCGTCGCTCACCGGCCGATTGCAGATATCCCAGCGCGTAGCCGCGGTTGGTCGCGAGGACTTCGCGCGCGACTTCGAGCGGGTCCTTCTTTCGGGCCGCCAAGGATTACTCCTCAGGCGCCTCGGCGGGCGGCTCCTCACTTCCGCCGTCTTTGCCTCCGCCCGGCGGCTTGGGACTTCCGCCCGGCGGTTTGGGCGAACCTCCCGGGGGCTTGGGACTCCCGCCACCGGCACCGTCTTGGAACGCGCCGGCCTGCTGCTGGAGTTGTTGCGCCTGCTTCTGCTCGTCCTGCTTCGCGTCGGTCTGGACTCGCTTCCACTCCTCGCTGGCGTCGCGCCCGAAGCACGTCATCGCGAGCTCTACGGCCGTCTGCTGGCTCATGATCGGCTTCGAGGAGACGGCCGTCGTCAAGGACGTCACCATCGACTGCTGGTCGGCGGGCGTGGGCGGGAAACGCGGCGGCCACTCGAGGTCGACGCTCGTGCCGAAGCCCGGGTGCCGCTCGCTCATCTCGTTCTCGTGGTCGCCGGTCGGCTGCCCGTCGTCACCCATGACGGGCTTGGACGTGATCCGCGGGGGCAGATCGAACTTCTGGGGGATCTCGTCCATCGTGCCGTCGGGACGCACCACCTGCACCGGCACTTGCACGCGCGCCTGGGCGATGTAGAGCATCGGCTCCATCAGCCGCTCCAGCGCCGTGCCGTACTGCTCCTGGATGACGCCGCCCTTGGACGCCATGCGGCTGAACACCATCTTCTGGGCGACGGCGCTCTGGCCCTGAGCCGCGATCTCGTCGGGGTTGGGGATGACACACTCGCACGTCTCCAGAATCGCCTTGCGGTTCTCGTTGAAAAGCGCGATCCCGGCCGTGATGCTGCTTCCGGATAGCTCCAAGTACTTCGCGTCGCCGCCCTCCTTGTCGACGACCAGCGCGTTGTCCGAACCCTTCTTCACGCCGAAACGCTGGATCTTGAGGTAGTCCTCCTTGATGAGCAGCGTCGGGTCGAGGTTCAGCTTCGCCCCGCGCACCATCACACTGAGCAGCACGTCGAGCTCGTCGAGCGCCTCGTACTGGCCCTCGTAGTCGGGCAGCCCATCAATCTCCTCGTTTGGAGTGTTCTGGACCCAGACGAAGTGCGGATCTTGATCGTCGTGCTTGACGCTCTTATTGAGGTCGATCGCGGCCTCCCAATTCGGCTCCTCCTCGGGGTTGACCTTGATCAGGTGGAACGCGATCTCCGCGTTCATCGTCCAGTCGTGCCGGTACCAGTACGGCACCTTCACGACGGCGCGCTTTTCGTTGTCCCACTCCTCGTTGGTGACCTGGTAGCACTCCGTCACGTGGCGCGGAATGAGCTCCTGGCGGTCCTGCCACTCGTGCACGAAGAGGTGCTTGCCGTTGTGCACGTTGAAGCGCGGCCGCCCTTCCACGTACGCGTGGGAGAGACCCACCGTGCCGATGGCGCCGCCCAGGTTGCGCGCCCGCACCATGCGCAATCCCAGCTTGCCGAGCTTGGAGCACATCTGGAGGAAGTCCTGGCTGTCGTCGTCGCCGGGCACGCGCACGGCCGGGAAGCGCCCCTCGCCGAAAACGAAGTTGGTGAACGCATTGATAATGGCGCGGCCCAATCGATAGGGTGAGCTCGGACGTCGCGCGCGCAACGGGATACCGAAGCTCGCCTTCTCCGACGAGAGCATCGGCTGCGTATACGACAGCTCCGTCGTGCCCGTCATCAGGATGCGGCCCTCGAAGTCGTAGCGCTTGGAGTCGTGCTGCGTGCAGTCGTAGTACGCCTGCCTCCGGTCGAGCGTGCGGAACCGCTCGCTGTCGATGAAGACGCGCGCCGTAAAGGTCTTGCCCGTCGGCCCGGAGTCGCCGGTGCCGAAGAGGTTGGACCCCTGAGCCTGCATGTTCTGCATCGCCAAGGAGCTCGCCTCCAGAAGGGTAGGTTAGCGGCGCCCCACCGAGCGCAGGCTACCGCGCAGCTCCGGCTCCTCGTCTGGCGAAACCCGGGGTTCGCCGGAGGGCTGCTCGATCAGTCGCAGGGCCTCGCGCGTAAAGCCCACGTGCTCCTCGCGACGCTCGACGTCGCGCGGTGCTTCGGGGATGGCTGCGACCTCGCGCTCGATCTCGGGAGCCAGGAGGCGCGTTCCGATCTTCAGGAACAACTCCCCCACCCCCACCCTCAGCCGGTCGCGGATCACGTGACCCCGACGATGCTCGCCATCGCGAACGTGTACGTGCCCACCGTCGTCAGGCCAGTCGGATTGGTGACAAGCACGTAGTCCGTTGCGCCGGGGATCGCGTCGGCCAGGTTGCCGACCTTCGGGGGGGCGCCGCCCAGCGCGATGGCCGCGAAGAGCTTGATCGTGCCGGACGTGAGCGCCACCGCGGAGCCGCTCGGCACGACGTAGTACTGGTGCGTGAGCGCGTCCCACACGTAAAGCGTCACCGCCACGGTGCCCGCGCCCGTCGGCCCGGCATAGGCGACGGCGATCTGCTGGGAGGGGTTGCCCTGCTTGTCGATGGGGCTTGCCGTGAAGACGTTGTCCACCGGAGCGCTGTTGGTCGACCCCGGCGTCCTCGGGGGCAGGTAGTTGCCCGCTGCATCCGTCGGCAGAACGTCCGTCGTCCAAAGGGTGGGTCCTGCGGTCACGGCCCGCTGGAACATCGCCTGCATTCTCATCGCATCCTCAAGGGGCAGAGCGCCGCCGCCACCCAGGCCACCCGGTAGCCCGGCGCGGTCGCATAGAGCGAGTATCCGTAGTGTCCCTCGCCCGAGATGCTGACGTGACCCTGGCCGCCGATGGTCCAGCCACCCCAGGCGTCTGGCTCGCCGAACTCACGCATCAGTACCGGGCGCTCGTCCACCTCCGTGTACGAGCCCTTGACGGGCGTCCGCTGGCCGGAGTCGGCCGAGAACCGCACCATGCCCTCGTGGCGTCCGCCGCGCGACACCTCTCGTCCGTCGGCGCGAATGTCCGGGACCAGGCGCGCGCGCCACGTCAGGCCGCGCACGTCCGGCACGCAGAAGAGCGTGAGCGGAGCGACCAAGGTCGGGCTCATCATGTCCAGCGGGATGCCCGCGCCCCAGCTCCTCTTCGCGTAGCCGCCCACGCCCGAGTGGCGGAAGAGGTCCGGCACGCAGGGCAAGCTCACCAGTCCCCGCGCCTTGGAGTCGAGCTGGCGGGACGTGGCGTGGTCGATGATCGCGCCCTCCCAAAATTCGTCCTGGGGATCCCAGGCGACGACGTGGCTGGGCGTGTCTTGCACCTGCATGGTCCACCCCCACAAGTACCATTCGGGAAGCATGACCCTCGCCGTTCGCGTCGTACCGGAAGGTGCCTGTCTCATCGACTGTTACGCGCCGTTGTCGCTCGCGGCCTTGCTGCGCTTGAAGAACGCGATGTGGAACGGTCGCCCGATCGTCGGCTGCTTCCGCTACCACGACAACCTGACTCTCCTCGAGAAGACGAGCATTCTCTCGGTCGGCTGGGGCCTGATGACCGTGGGCGTGGCCCGCGGCGACTCGATGGAGACCCCGAGCGCCGGCCTGGGCAGCCGCGACGGCCTGCGCGCGGTAGCCAACCTGCGCGCGCTGGAGATTCCCCTCGGGGTAACCAACTCGCTCGACGTCGAGGGCACGACCAAGGCCAGCGCCGGCGACGTCGTCTCATACACCAACGCGTGGGACGGCGTCGTCCGCGTCCAGACAGAGACGTGCTTCTACGAAGGCTGGGGCATACCCCTCTCCGCCGACGCGCTCTACCAGCGCTTGGCGCCGCGTCTGTACTGGGCCAGCAGCCCCTCGTCCTTGCCGCCCGCCCACCGCGGCTTCGCGTGCGTGCAACTCGTCGAGAACATCGTCCTCGCGGGCGTGCAAGTCGACGTGGACGAGTGCAAGGCCGACCTGCTGGGCGGGACGATGCACTGGCTCGTGGACGACTCGGTCGCCGCGGCATAATCCTATCCGCCAGGGGAGACCTCGTTTGGGGCGACCGCTCCTTCCCCCCCACACCGCTCGTTCCGAGCGGGGTCTTCCCCTGGTGATTTTACTTCGCGTTGTGGCGCGTGGGGATGGGCGCAGAGCCCGGGTCCGTGGCGGGTCGGAACCAATCGCTCGAAGCGCGCGTCGGATTGAGCACCGGACGCCCGCTCTTCGTCTCGGAGAGCAAGTCCGTGCCCGCCCACCGCTGGAAGTCAGTGTTCTCGCAGCCGTGCCGCCCGTTGCCGATCATCTTGTAGAACGCGCAATCCACACACGCGAAGCCCGGCGGAGGAGGCGCTGGAGGCGGGGGCGCGGAGCTGGAGTCCGATCCGCTGGAGCCGCTCTCGCCCGACTCCGACTCGCTCTCGCTCGACTCGGAGCTCGAGTCGCTTTCGCTGTCACTGCCCGATCCCGAGGAGCTGGAGCCTCCGTCGGGGGCGGGTGGCGGGAGCGGAGGTTGGTCCCATCCGACCAGCAGCACGAACGGCTGGTGGTCGGCGGGCAGGTGGAACTTATCCCCATCCTCGAAGCTCTCGCTGCTGGCGGCGCTGACGGAGCTCATGGACGGCGCACTGGAGCTCGGCGCGAGCTTGACCTTGGGGGGCTCTTTCGACTCCGTGCCGGCGCGCTTCTGCGCCCACTTGGCTGCTCCACCGGGCATCCGCGCGGCCCTCAGTCCACGTTGACGACGAGCTGGCCCGCGGGGACGGCGACCCCGCCCCCCGTCTGCGTGATGGTGTACGTCAGGACGTCTCCTGCGGAGACGGGTGCCAACACGATGGGAATGTTCACCGGCACCCAGGCGGTCCAGTTGCCCGAACCCCCCGCGATCTGCGTGGTGACCGCGGCGAGCAAGACGCCCGCGCCGCCGGCCGTGCGTTTGAACACGCTGATGGTGGCGTAGGCCGAGTTGCTCGCCGTCAGGGCACCCGTCGGGATGTACACGGCGCTGACGATGTTGCCGCCCTGCGTCGAGGGGACGTACCCGTTGGGGGTCTCGCTCACGGTCTGGACGTTGGTGAGCGCGGCGACGGGCAGATTCACCACTGTGTCGCCCAGGGCCATCGTGTTGATGGCCGCCGCGAGCATCGCGATGCTGCCCTTGTACTCCTCCCAACCCTTCTTGCCCCGACTCGTCAGGACGATCGCGGCCTGCGCGAGCACCGTCAAGTCATTGGACGGCCAAAGGACGCCGCCCGCTATGGGGAGTGCCGCGAGCAGGCCGGAGTCGACCACCGTCGCGCCCGCCCGCACCTGAAGGGGACCGCCGGGGGTGTTGACGATCGTGTCGTTGAGGAGAATCGCGCTCATGTCCCCGGAGGCTACCAGCCGCCTACGGGCAACTCGCCGGCACGACCACGCCGATCGAAGCCAGGCGCCGGCAACTGTCCTCGCAACTCTCTCCGCCCGGAACCTCGTGCGCACAACCCCACGTCCGGCGCTGGGCGCACGTGACTGAGCACGCGTCGCCGTTGGGGTCGGGCACGGGCATCGCGGCGTCCGCCGGCACCACGTACTCGGCGTCGGCGTCGGGCGTGCTGAGCGCGTACTTGGGGTGCGCCGCGCAGCTCACCACCCCACCGACCGCCGCGCCCAAGAGCGCCCCGATCGCGCACGCCGTCGCCAGCCAGCACGCGCTACTCACGCAGCCTCCGGCGACGTCGCGACGCCCTGGGGAGTGAGCTCGCCGGTAAGCACGATGACGTCGCCCACGCTCGCATCCGTCGCCCAGAGCGGATTGGCCGTGAAGAGACCCCCATCGCCCCAGTTTTTGGTCCACCAGTTCAGACCGCGTAGCGTGCCGTCGCGCTGGTAGCCGACGAGCAGGAGCATGTGGCCGCCCAAGAGCTGGGCGAGATTCGAGGGCTGGACAGCACCGCTGCCCGAGTAGTTCTCGAACGCTTGGTCGATCTGGACACCGATGGCCACCGGGCAATTCGTGGAGATGGCCAGGCGGATCTCCGCCAGGCGCTGCGGGCCGGTGGAGAAGATCCGGTGCCACCCCTGGACGCGGAAGGCACTCGCCGCGAGGTCCTCCTGGAGACTAGGCAGTGCGTTGACCCGGGCGGGGTCGGGCGGCCAGACGTCGCGGCTGGCGACGCCCCAGCGCGCCATCCCGCGCGCGGCGTCGGTGGGCTGGCAGCCGACGTCGACCAGCGGCTCCTCCACGACGGACTTGCCGTCGTCCTGGGCCTGAACAACGCGCGCGTACGTGTACACGGCGAGCGGGCTGGCGCGAGGGGCCACGATCTTGTTCGCCCGCAGGTGCAGATCCAGACCGTTGGCCAGCGCGTACCCGACGCACGCGCTCATCGTCTGCTGGTTGTCCACGCCCAAGCCGCCCGTGCCCGTGACGAGATCCTCCATCGAGTACTCACTCGGTATCGGCATGACGCTCGTCGTGCCGAAGCGCAGGTGCATGCGCGGGTCCTTGGAGATGTCGTGGTCGTCCTTGATGTACCCGCGTGGGCGATGCTCGCTCATGGATGCCGAGACTAACCCCCGACGTCGGGGCTAAACCCGGGGTGGCCCGACCTCACAGCGGGGCCCCCGGG